AGCAGTTTTAAGAAAATTCTTGATTGCACCAAGACAACCAGGTTATTTGAACAAGAAACAATATCAGCATCTAACAGAAAGAAATAAAGAGATTTATATGTCTTCTTGCTGGTATAAATCACACTGGTCTTATGAAAAGGCAAAATCATATACAGCACAATTAGTAGATACAAAAAGAAAGTATTTTATTTGTGCGCTTCCATATCAACTTGCTATTAAAGAAAATCTTTTAAGTAAGGAACAAGTTGAAGATGAAATGTCAGAAAGTGATTTTAATGAAGTTACTTGGTCTATGGAAATGGAGTGTTTATTCTTTTCTGATGATGAAGGTGGTTTATATAATTATGAAGACATTTCAAAAAACAGAAAAATTCATTATCCGTGTTTTCCAGCAAATGGCGAATGTAGATTAAATGACAAAAGATTGCTGATTCAAAATAAATTGCCGGGAGAAATCAGAATTTTATCTGCCGATATTGCTCTTATGTCATCAAATGTCAATAATAACGATGCAACATCAATATTTTTGAATCAGTTAATGCCAACAGGTTCTAATAAGTTAGTTAGCAATATTACTTATTCCAAAAACCAGGAAGGGTTAAGAACAGATGAGCAGGCCCTTGCAATAAGAAAACTTGTAGATGAATTTGATGCTGACTATTTAGTAATTGACTGTAAAGGAGTTGGATTAGGTGTAGTTGACTTAATTATGGCCGACTTATATGATCCAAACACAGGAATAACTTATCCAGCACTTTCGTGTTGTAACAATAAGGAAATTGCAGATAGATGTAGGGTTCCAGATGCACCAAAGAAAATATATGCAATAAATGGTAACTCAACATTCAACTCACAGTGTGCATTGGGATTAAGAGAGGCATTAAAGCAAAATCAGGTTAGACTCTTGGTTTCTGAATATGATGCAGAAGATTTGTTAATGGATATTCCTGGATATAACAAGTTATCACCTCAAGACAAAATAAACCTAAAAATACCATATTTAAACACTACCTTGCTAGCGAATGAGCTTGTAGAACTTGAATATGAAACAAAAGATAATGTTATAAAAGTTAAAGAAAAAGCTGGTAAAAGAAAAGATAGGTACAGTTCTTTAAGCTATAACATTTATCTGGCAAAAGAGAAGGAACGAGAGTTGAGGGCAGCAATGTCAAATCCTTCAGTTGAAGATTTGGTTTTTAAGTTTCGTTCACCAAAAATAAAATCTAAATATTAAAAGGAGGGGTAATGAAAAGAAAAGATTTAGAGCAGCGAATAATTGAGTTGGAAAACTTAAATAAGCAAAATTTAGATAAGTACAATTCAGATATGCAATATTTTGCAAAGAATCTATTAAAAGCAACAATTAAAAACGCCCAAAACAATACATCGGCAAATAAAGCAACAACTTTCTCTAAATATAAAAAGGAAGACATTATTGAATGGCTTAAAAATCCTGCAAGTAATGAGAAAAACTTAAGAGATGCTTCTATTTATATGTATTTATCATCAATGCACTATCAACGATTAATAAGTTATTATTCAAATCTTTATACCTGGGCATACATTATTTCTCCAGTTAATTTTGATAGAGGTAAGATTGAGGGTAAGAAAGTTGAAACTTTTAAGAAACAATACCTTAAATCAGTTCACGAAATGGAGAATTTGCACTTAAAGAATATGGGGCAAATGCTTTTAACAGTCGCTTTAAGAGAAGGTGCATTCTATGGGATTAGGGTGTCAGATGGAACTACTTCCATTATTCAAAGAATTAATCCAGATATTTGCAAAATATCATCTATGGTAGATGGTGTTTTTTTATATTCTGTTGATATGTCAAAGATAGGGAAAGATAAACTTTCTTTTTATCCTCAAATAATTTCTGATTTATATGCAGAATACGAAAAGGATAAACAAAAGTGGAAGGAAATACCAATGGATGTTTCTGTTTGTGTTAAGGCAGATACAAGTATTTTAGAGTATTCAATACCTTGTTTTGCCTCAACAATGCCATCTCTATACACAATCGAAAATGCATCACAATTACAGGAAACAAAAGACGAGTTGAATAATTACAAAATGTTAGCAGGGCAGGTTCCTACAGATGATGCTGGGAAACCATTGATGTCTTGGGACTTATACTTAAAGTATTATAATCATCTTGCTAATGCAGTTGGTGACGGAGTTGGCCTTGCAATTTCGCCGTTTAACCTAAAATCATTTGACTTTGAGCAAAGTGGTTCGACGGCAGAAATAGACAATGTAAGCAGGGCTATAAATAACTATTGGACAACGGCAGGTACTTCAGGACTATTGCACGGCGTAACAAATAACACATCGGGAGTAACAAAGTTAGCAATCAAAAATGATGAAAATTATATTATTGGCATTATTGAACAAATAGAAAGATTAGTAAATTTACATCTTAAGACAAGTATAACTGGTTCATTTAAGTTTAAAATTTCTATTTTGCCTGTGACCATATATAATCGTGAAGAATTTATTGAAATGTATAAGGGCGCAGTTGCTTTTGGACTTGGAAAGTCGCATTATGCTGCTGTGCTTGGAATTCCTCAAGGAGATATTGAAGGGTTATCGTATTTGGAAAATGATGTGTTGCAAATTGATTCGATACTCGTTCCAATGACTAATAGCCATAACTCTACAGGAGTGAAATCACAAGGAAGACCACAAATAGACGAGGAGGATTTGTCGGATGGCGGAGAAAAGACCAGAGATAATGATTCCAATAGTAATCAGTAATTGGAGGATATATGGAAAATAAACAGGGAAAATTAGTAAAAATTTATGATAAAAAAATCGCCGATGCTTTACAAGACGGCGGTTTTTCTTATATGACAGAACTTCAAAACAATAGAGAAGTTTATGTTTTTATACAGTCGGCAGAACTAATGAAATTATTAGGTTCTACATACACAACAACCGAGCTGACTGTTGACACTAAATTAAGATTTTAATTAGGAGAATAAAGTGAAACGTGAATCAGTTAAGTTTAATGCAAAAATAACTCCTGTTAAACCTTTAAATGATGAGATGACATTGTGCAAATGTTATGTAATGGCAGTTGGTAAAAACAGGAATTATTCTTGTATTAGTAAAGAAGCAGTGGAAGATGCACTTCCAACAATTTACAACATACCTGTTGTTGGACATATGTATGTTGGGGAAGATGGTGAATATCACATGGGAGGACACGACTTTGAAGTTGCACGAGACGAAAATAATAAATTAATTTTTAAAAGCGTATGCGTGCCTTATGGCGTTGTCCCTGAAAACAATGATATGCACTTTGAAACAATAATTGATAGTATGGGAAACGAAGCAACTTATTTGGTTTCAAATGTTGTTTTGTGGACTGGAAGATATCCTGATTTGTTTAAGGCTGTTTATGACGAAAATCTATACTTTGGTCAGAGTATGGAAATTGACATAAAATCAAGCGAAGCCTTAAAGGATGACGGTAGGTATGTTGATATTAAAGAGTTTGCTTTTTCAGCATTGTGTTTGCTTGGAAAAAGTAAAGATAAAGAATATCATGTTGAACCTTGTTTTCCAGATAGTCGTATAGAGCCATATCAATTCTCCGTAGATTCAGAATTTGTAAAACTTATGGAAGAATTTAAGGAAGAAATGAAAAAGTGTTTCCATACTATAGAAAATCAAGAAGGGGGACAAAAAGTGTTAACAAACGAAATGATTAATTCTATTCTTGGTGCATTTGGTTTAAAACTTGAAGATCTAAAATTCGAGATAACCGATGAGATGACCGAGGAAGAATTAAAGGCAAAGTTAAAGGATGAAGAATCCGCAGATGAAGCCACACCAGATGTTAATGAAGAAGAATCAGCAGAAACATTACCTGAAAACAATTTTGCATTGACATACAAGGACAAGAGAAATGCTATTGCACTTGCATGTGAGAATCTTTGTAAATATGAAAATGGCAATTACATTGGTTATTTTATGGTTGATTATTGTGACAAATATGTTTATATGAAAGAAATATTTGTTGGCGAACAATGTACTGAAAGATACTGCAGAGTTGAATACACAATAGACGAAAATAGTTGTGTAACTTTCAATGGTGATTTTACGACAGTTGTTTCACAATTCTTAACATTAGAAGAAGTAGATAAACTAGAGAAGGAAAGAGCTGAATACGACCAATTAAAACAATTTCAAATTGAACGTTTGAAAGCTGACCGTGAAATAAAGTATTCAGAAGTTATTAAAGAATTTTCTGACCTTGAGGGGAATGAAGAATTCGAAAATATTGTAAAAGAAAAAATGACCTATAATTCTGCTGAAGAATTAAGAGAGAAATGCTTTGCAATACGTGGAAAAACAGTAAATGTTGAAAAAGAGAAGAAAGGTGAAAGCAAAATCTCATTTAATATTGAAGAAAAAGTAGAAGTTTATGGGGGATTTTTCACAAAATATCCACCACATAGTGGAAATTAAAAAAAAGGAAAGGTAATTATTTATGGAAAAATATGCATGCGTAAGAACTGATAATATGTCAGGTACAATTATGGCAAAAGACCTTTTGTCATTAAGATATAATGAAGACATCGAAAATGGTAATGTATTGGAAATCGGTGGACTAGAAGAAGGCGAAAGAGAAGTTAGAGAAGGTAAAACCCCAACTGCATCAAGCGAACTTGGAAAAATTGCTTTGGTTGCATCTGAAGAAGTGGTAAAAGACAAAAGTTTTGCACCAGTAGCAAGTTTTAAGAATATTAAGGGAGATATTATCAGAGGATACAGATTAACACCTGGTGATATTTTCTCTGTAACAATTGAAGCATTAAATTGTGCTTCAGATTATGAAGTTACAGTTGGAACAGTTATTGAACTTATGGAAGGAACAAAACTTAATGCTGTTGCTTCAGCGACAGAAGGTTCAACAGTTGTTGGTGAAATTATTGCAATAGAAGATGAATGGTATGTAATTGAAGTTAATGCCTAATTAATTTAAAAACTAAAAAAGGGAAGGTAAATTATGGATAGAAAAGATATTTTGAAAGTTGCCATTGATTTAATGCATGGCAAAATTGCTGGAAATTATTCAACACAAGATGCTGCAGAATCACTTCGTTGCGCTCTTATTGAGGCAAATGGTGGTTCAACAAAAATAAACATTAAAACATTCTACAGAGGAAACAAACTTTTTGATTTAGTTGAGGAACTTATCACTGTAACAATTGAAGAAGGTTTAGAGGAAAGCAATCCAATTTTTGATTTGGTAGAATATAAAAACATTGCAAGTGGTGATGTAAATGAATTCCAATTTGATGGCAATGCAAATTTTGTAGTTGCAGATGTTGCTGCTGGAATTCGTGGTGTTAGACGTCAAAGAATTGTTGGTGGCGAAACTGTAAGTGTTAAAACTGCTATGAAAATGGTTAGAGTATATGAAGCACTTGGTAGATTGCTTGCTGGAAAAATTACATTTGATAAATTTATTGAAGGTGTTGCAAAAGCATTTAATAAACAAATCCTTGCTGATGCTTATAAAGCAATAAAAGAAATAACAGGTACTACAACAGGATTAAATTCAACTTATGTTGAAAGTGGCTCTTTTGATGAAGATAAATTGCTTGAACTTATTGAACATGTTGAAGCAGCAACAGGTAAAACAGCAAAAATTTATGGTACAAGAACTGCATTGAGAAAAGTAAATACAGCAACCAAAGGTAATGAAACAAATAGTGACATGTACAACCTTGGTTACTATGGTAAATTTAATGGCACAGATATGGTTTGTTTGAAACA